AAATGGGGGATGATAAGTACCTTCAAGAGTTTGAATGCTCGTTTACCGCTGCGGTAGAGGGTTCTTACTACGGTCAACTGCTAAACGATTTGGACGAAAAGAACCACATTCAAGAGATTCCCCGTGATGATCTTTGTAAGACAGTGGCTGCATGGGACTTGGGAATGGGCGACTCAACGGTGATTTGGGTGGCTCAGATAGTCGGCTCAGAAATCCGCTTGATGGACTTTTACGAGAATAACGGGGTAGGACTTGACAGCTATGTTAATTGGTTGAGGCATAATGGATGGGACAAAGCCGAGCAAATCCTACCTCACGATGTACAAGTGCGGGAACTCGGGACGGGGAAAAGCCGACTAGAGGTTTTAACCGACGCTGGATTAAACATTCGGGTTGCCCCACGCATGGGGGTCGATGATGGCATCCAAGCGGTGCGAAGGCTTCTCCCACGATGTTGGTTTAATGTGCCAAAGGTCAAACAAGGACTAGACGCACTCAGAAACTACCGAAGGGATTACGATGAAAAGCGGAAAATCTTTTACGACCGACCACTTCATGATTGGAGTAGCCATTCTGCTGATGCTTTCCGCTATCTTGCAATCGGTCTAAACGAAACAACCGGATGGTCAAAGATGCCTACAAATAATGTGAAATGGATTGTGTGATGGACGAAAACAAACTCAAATCAATCATCGATGCTGAGATTTCCAACAGTCTCGGCTATTTGGAGACAGAAACCACCGAACAGCGTAGGGAAGCACTGCAAGCCTACCTCCGGCAACCATACGGCAATGAGGTAGAGGGTAAGTCGCAGATCGTGACTGGTGAGGTTGCAGAGGCCGTAGACGGGTCTCTACCGTCATTGGTGCGTATCTTCTCGGCAAGCGATGAGGTCGTGCGGTTTGAACCCCGTGGGCCTAATGACGAGGCTGGAGCAAAGCAAGCCACCGAGTATGTGAATTGGGTCTTCAACCGTGATAACGAAGGCGTGATTATTCTGCACGATTGGTTCAAAGATGCGCTTCTCCAAAAGGTTGGAATCGTCAAAGCCTACTGGGAAGACAAAGAAGATGTAATTAAAGAGAAGTACCGCGATCTAACTGAAGACGAACTTGCGATGCTGATGAGCGATGGCACGATGGAGATTGTTGAACAAGACACACAAGAATTCGATCAGAACACCCCAATGGGGCCGGTAAAGGTCAAGATTCATGCGGTGACTGTCTCAAAGAAGCAAAAGACGGGTCGAGTGGTGGTCGAGAATGTACCGCCCGAAGAATTCCTAATCTCTAAGAAGGCTCGGAGAATTGAGGGTTCGCCCTTCATTGCACACCGTAAGCTGATGACCCGAAGCGACTTGATCGCAATGGGCTTTGATGCTGACATTGTGGATGGCATTCCCTCTAGCAACTCACTGACATACACACCGGAGCGACTTGTTAGGTTCTCCAATGGTGAGCAACCGGACGATTCCACAAGCATGGATGACTCTATGCAGAGTGTTGAAGTGTTTGAATGTTATCTACGGGCCGACATGGACGGTGACGGTATCGCTGAACTGCGACAAGTGTTTTATGCTGGAAACGAAATTCTGTCAGACGAAGAATGCGACTATGTGCCATTCCACTCGATCTGCCCGATTCCAATCCCCCATAAGTTCTTTGGTCAGTCATTGGCAGACCGGACTACAGACATTCAGTTACAAAAGACCACTATCACCCGTCAGATTTTGGATAACCTCTATCTGACAAACAATGCTCGGGTAACTGCTGTAGATGGTCAAGTTAACTTAGATGATTTGCTGACTGCCACTGCGGGTGGTGTGGTGCGGATTAAGTCTCAAGGCGCAGTGCAGCCGTTGAATGTGCCCCCCGTTGCGGGACAAGCCTTCCCTATGTTGCAATATCTCGACTCTGTGGCCCAAAAGCGCACCGGAGTGACTGATGCTTCTCAAGGGCTAGACCCCGCTATCTTGCAGAATGTGACTGCTGCGGCTCTAGCATCCGCGCAGCCTGCGCCGCCCGGTCAGGCCCAACTGATTGCCCGAATCTTTGCGGAGACGGGCGTTAAGACTCTGTTTAAGGGAATTCTGCATCTGCTGTGCAAGTATCAAGACAAACCCCGTATCGTTCGGATGAGAGGCTCGTATGTGGCCTTTGACCCGCGAGAGTGGTCGAATCAGTACGATGTGGATATAAATGTGGGTCTCGGTGCTGGTAACCGTCAAGAGCAAATGGCGATGCTTCAAATGGTTCTACAGAAACAAGAGCAAGTCTTAGCGCAGATGGGGCCATCTAACCCATTGGTCAGCATTGGGCAGTATCGGAATACTCTCGGGAGAATGGTGGAAGCTGCGGGTTTCAAGGATAGCGCAGAGTTCTACAAAGTTATTCCTCCGGAACTTGACCAACAATTAAGCAACCCGCAACCGCAACAACCGCAAATGTCGCCGGAAGCACAAGCGGCAATGGCACTGGCTCAAGCGGACATTCAGAATAGACAGATGAAGGCGCAAGCTGATATTCAATTGGCTCGGGAGAAGGCTGCGGCTGATATTCAGTTACAGCGGGACAAGTTCCAAGCTGAGATGATGTTTAGAAAGCAAGAGTTTGAAGCAGAGGCCCAATTGAAAGCAATGAAGGTCGGGGCAGGAATTACCTCAAACATTCAGATTCCGGGGTAAGTATGGCTGACTCAAACATCATTTATAGCCCAAAGTTTGGGCCATTGGATTTCTCAAACGATGTATGGGCAAGGGCTTATAGAACCGGTGATGCTTCAGTACGACCACAAACATTTGCCATTGGGCTTAACTTTGGTGGGACTGAATACGCATTCATTCCGGAAGATCGTATCCAAAAAGGATGGTATGCCGATGGGAGATATACATATTCTCCGGCTTTTCTAAATGAAAGCACGATTAAATCTCTTGCTACAAATGCCGAGTACATTGACTTAACAAAAGCACCCGTTCCAAGCGGATGGGCAAATTCTGACTCTCTTATTAAATCAGAGGACATAAAAACCTATGGCGACTATCTTTCCAAAAGCACAGTAGGCGCATCGGCAAAAGGATTTTTAGTTCCTGCTGACCAATTGGGAAACTATTTCCCAAATACTGCACAACTTGACCCTAAATTTGGTGCGATTAAGGGATTAGCAAGAGACCCCGACACGGGTGAATTAGGTTATGCGGCAACGGGTGGCGGCAACATTCAAGCCCCAATTGCAAAAACTACTCGTGTAAGTTACTACGAAAAACCATCGGGATTTTTGGCTGATTTAGGTCGGTCAATTCAATCAATAGACCCAATTGGATTATTTGCGCTGAATTTGCTTGTTCCGGGACTTGGAACGGGAATCGGCGTAGGACGAGCAATTGGAGTTGGCGACCTTGAAGGCGCAGCCAAAGCATTGGTCATTGGAGAGATTATTGGGCAAAGTGGAATTGCTGAAAATGTTGCAGGAGCAACGGGTTCGACTGCATTAGGTACTGCTGCGGCTGGAACTGCTGGAGGATTATTAGGTGGTCAAAATCTTGAGCAAGCTGCGACTACGGGTGCGGTTCAAGGTGCAATAAGTGGTGCTGCAGGTACTGTTGCAGAAAATCAAGCCGGAAATTATATTGAGAATCTTTCAATTCCTGCACATTTGAATGCTGGTGAAGCTCCAACAAGTGCAGATACATTAGCAATATATCCGGAGTTAACGCCTCAGACCTATGCGCCGGATTTTGTTGGGCCAATACTTCCTTGGGACATAATTGATTCGACTCTATCGACAATTGTTTCTAATCCATCAACCGGCTCATTAACTGGAGATTACACACTTGGTGGTACGACTGAGGGTATTAAGGCAACATTGCCAAATACATCGGTGACGGGAGCTGATGCGGTTGATTACACATTGAACGCCATAACGGGAAATGATGGATTGACTGCACCCGCAAGCACAAATCTGACTGATATGGGTGGTGGTCAAGGGCTAACCACTGCTGTGACGGGGGGAGTATTGGGCGAAGGTGGAATCACTCGAACTGGTGATGTAACGCTCGGAGACGCAACTTCTTTTATCAATACGGCTGCACCTTTAACAACAAATCACACATACACCTATGACGATGGAAGCACCATCACGGTTGACAAAGATGGCAATGTTGTTGACTACACAGATGCAACTGATACGAAATACACGGGTGCTGTTGATGAATTGTCTGGCCCACTTACAAAATCACAGATTGAAGGGATATTAAAACTCGGTCTTGGTTTATATGGCACATCAACAGTGGCTAATGTTGTAAGAGATGCCATAAACAGTGGCAATACTGATACAACCGGATTCCCATTCACTCCGAGCGATATATCCGGTTGGGCACGACCCGAGTACACAAAGACATGGCAAGCCCCAATAGACTTAAACTCACTGTTTACCACTGACAATCTGTTGGGCGGCACACAATGGGCTGGACTGCAAGGCAACCAATTCGCCAATTTCCCGCAAGTATCAATGTCAGACTTTATATCGAGTATCCAAAATGGAAAAGTTTGAACTTGCCAAGAATCTGCTTTCCGATGAGTTCTTCTTAGAAGAAATGGAAGCAATGCGCCAATCTGAATTGCTTAATATAGTTAACTCCGCACCGGATGACATTGATGCGCGAGAACTTGCATATTTAAAAATTCATGCTTTACAATCAATTAAAGGCCACTTTGAATCAATCGCAGCTACGGGGCTAATTGTGTCAAAGAGGTATAAGATTTTGTAATCGTTGATTACACCGTGGCACTCGGTAAGTGCTGACAACTTGGGTTAGAAATGAGTGATAACACGACTCCGCAAGGAAGTGAATCGCTGAATGTGGATCAAGCTGCATCTGCATTTTTTGGATTGATGGATTCTGAACCGAACGCCGATGGCCAAGTCGAACAGAATGCAGATTCAGAGAATGATGATGGCGTTGATTCCGAGTTGGTGGATTCTGAAGAAGTTGAGACAGAGCGAGCAAGCACTTTTCGAGTCAAAGCGGCTGGAGAAGAACGCGAGGTAACTCTTGACCAACTTATTGAGGGCTATCAACTTGGGGCCGACTACACAAAGAAGACCCAAAC